TCGTCCCGTTTTCTAAAACATAGTTAGTCATACAACCAACCTAACATATCTGTGGAAGTTAGTATTGGAGTTATAGATTAGAAAACTGTTGTCAGTTTTAGGGGGTAGGTGTTGTCATTACATCTGTAATAACAACACCCAATTCCCTTGAAAGATTAGATTATGACAACAAAGTTATCAGTCACCCAATGGGTGCATTCCATAAAATCTGGTGAATATATGTGGGTTGAGGATATTTCGTCCTCATTCTCTCCATACCTCATAAGAAGAAACCTTATTTGTGAATCCACAATCATGGATTTGAATAAGGGAAACATCAAAAACCTAGATAAGAAACTAATTCACGACTTGATGTTCCATACAACCCCAACAGACATGAAGGTTGCTCATGGTAGGAAACAACCCAACAAACTAGAGAAAGACTATCTCCAGTGCGTGAAGGACTACTATGGATACAATGATGAGAAGTCTAGGGAAGTGTTGAAGGTTCTAACAGTAGAACAACTAGAACAAATCAAAACATCACAATTCAAGGGTGGAAGGGGTTAGAGAGTATCCCTTTTCCACCCTGCATAATCATTTCCTAATTTGGAACATCTTGCACAACCCCTGCCATTTTTATGACTTTTAGGAGTTTGCTGAAACTCACCGTGAATTGAACAGATAATGGTGATATTAGAATTCTGATTAGTGAATTCAGATTTTGAATAGTCATATTTGTCACCATGTGCTGACCTGAATCTCTCCAACCAATCTTCTGAGGAAACTCTTTTGGACTTATTAAGTGTTTCAAGATGACACTTTTTACAACCTCGTCCTCTCCAATGACCCCCTGCTTGAACTTCAAACTCACCATGTTCTGGACAGATTATAGTTACCTTTTCACTTGCAGAGACATACTTAACTTTTGAGTAATCGTATTTGTCTCCATGTTTTAATCGCATTCTATCTATTGCGTCCTGTTCGGTAAGTTTGCCAAAGGATCTGCATTTTCCACAATTATTACCTTTTGCATGATTGCTTGGTGTAATAAGGAAATCCCCATGTTTTGGACAGACGACAATAACTTTGGTGTGTGCATCTACATACTCAACTTTTGAGTAATCATATCTGTCACCATGCACTTTTCGGAATTCTTCAATTCGTTCTTGTTGAGATTTTTTATTAAAGGTTTCACCACTAACCCACCTGTCTCTCAATCGTTGAGACATAATCTCTCTGGTTTCATCAGAGAGATATCTTTTCTTGGAGAGATCTACTTCCTCAAAATCATCCCAATCCTCAATGTCATCATCACCCATCATTATCTGATTAATCTCAATCTTCTTGCAATAACACCCCTAGAAACATCAAAGTGTTTTGATAACTTCGTATCTGATAATCCAGACTCACTAAGTTTCCTAAGTTCATCTAGATCTATGACCTTAAAGTTTCTAGGTTTCAACCTCATACATTCTGGACAGTTTCCACCTCTATAATGATTGCTAGGAGATTGAAGAAATTCACCATGTGTTTTGCAAATGATAACAATTTTCTGTTTTGAACCTTGATAATCAACCTTTGAATAATCGTATCTATCACCATGAACTTCTTTGGACTTTTGAATTATCTCTTCTTTAGTAAACCTAATCCTTTTAGAACAATAACCACAGGTTTGACCTCTTTTGTGTGCAAGAGGTTTTTGGAAAAATGACCCATGTTTTGGACAAATGATTTCTATACTTGTTTTAGTGTTCACATAAACGACTTTTGAATAATCGTATCTATCACCGTGAACATCTTTGAACTGACTTATCAGTTTTTGTTTTTTCGTTTCTCTTGTTTGTTCTAACGCACATCTCTGACAACCCTTTCCTTTGAGATGAGTCTTAAAGGGTTGCCTGAATTCCCCATGAATAGGACAAACTATTACAAGGGGTTTTTCTCGTTTTGAGTAATCATAATCAACTTTTGAATAATCGTATTTGTCACCATGAATTTGTCTGAACCGTTCAATCAATATTTCATTGTTTAATCGTTGATTATCAAAAACACCATCTTCCCATCTTTGTTTGGTAGATATGGATAGTTTGTCTCTAACATCATCAGAGACATATCTTTTCTTGGAGAGATCTACTTCCTCAAAATCATCCCAATCCTCAATGTCATCTGTTGGTGACTTGGGTAATTTTGGACTGTCTTTGAGAGATTTATCGGACATGATTTAGTATTGAGAGAAAAGACTTCTCTCTGCCATCCTATCCCACCGATTGGGTTGTTGTTCCCACAGTGAAACAATTTTGTATACCGTTCTAAAGGACAAGAGAGAGAACCTGTCTTTGTTCTTTTCAACAAACAACATGATTTCTTTTTGTGTGTTTTTAGGAACACCCTTCAAACATCTTAATTCATATCGTTCATGGGGTTTCTTTTCGCCTTTAGGAGTATATCCTTCGTAAAACATCTTGATTGCTTCCATCTTCCACTCGTTGGACGGAAGTCCTGCCCTCACATATTGAACCCTGTCCATAACAGGGTCTAATCGCAATCGTGCAAGTGTTGCATTGTCATCTTGAATGTTTTGAATTTTCTTATTGGTGATGATTATCAATCTGCCCTTGTAAACAAATGACTGTTTCACATCTGCAATCTTGAGTGCAGTTGAATACTTTGCCCATGACACCTCTTTATCTTCTTGAGAATCAAGACAACCCTTCAACAAGTCTAGACACTCTGAATCCTCAAGAATTTTGTCCGTGTCATCAACAATTGTGATTTGACCCTGTTCTTTTGCCTTCTGGAGTTCAACAAACATTTTGATGCCACTTGCCGTTCCAGACAGTCTCCTTGGTTGAGGTATTTTGGGATAGTCCTCTGGTTTGTTCTGTCCGTTGAATTTCTTCAATACATCGTTAGTAAACTCTGTTTTACCCATGCCAGGACTGCCATTCAAAACCAGATGGTAGTGATCTCTTGCAACACCCTCGATAAACATCTCAATGTCTGTATAATGTTCATGCAGTTCTGCACGAATTTCATCTTCACTCAGATTCTGTGTGCTTTTTTCCATTAATCTTGGATCAACTGACATAAGAAAACCTCTTACCTAAACACTCTAAACTATTCATATTATTAAAAAGTTATATCAAAATTATATTTAGTTCAAACAATGAGTGTTCTTAGACCAAACCTGACCTCTATGTTCTGAAAACATACCCCCCAGAACTGACAATCATTTTGCAATCTATAAAGATGGTTATGTATAGATAAAGATATACCACTCCCCCCAAATCGTAGTGAAAGTTGATTGCACTTCCCTATGCAGAATCCTTTATCCATTTCAGTTCAAACTTACCGATCTCTATTCCATGATCGAACTGACGGACATTCTTTATTCTGTCTAATCTTTGACGATATTTCTTGAGGACAGAGAACACTTGGGTGTTCTTCCAAGTGTTTCCTCTCACAGTCTTGATGCCTTGTTCGTTCAGATAATCTGCAATCTTCCTGTATCCCATACCACCATCGTGAAGTGATTTTATGAGATCATGATTGCGTTGTTGTTCTTCAGTGTATTGTTGTTCTGCACAGAGATCATTCGATCCGACTATGACATTGAAACAGAGATATTGAGAGAATCCTCTGTCCGAAAAAACACTCTTCTGAACTACTCCACGGTGACCGATTTTGCTAAATTTCTTGGTTGATCAACATCAGTACCTCTTTCTTTAGCAACATGATACGCTAATAATTGTGCAGGTATTGACATTAGGATAGGAGATAACAATGATTTAAATTCAGTATCAAAATCATCTATTTCTAATTTAAAATGAGCAAAGCCTGCCTTTTCGATACATTTTTTATCAGCTATTAAAATTATTTTTGCTCCTCTTGAATGAGCCTCTTGTAAATTGCTAATAGACTTATCTTCATTTCCGTCAGAAACTAAAAACATTACAACAGGTATATCATTTTCAATTAATGCAATGGGGCCATGCTTCATTTCACCTGCTGCAAAACCCTCTGCATGAATATAACTAATCTCCTTTAATTTTAAGGCGCCTTCTAGGGCTAATGGATAAAGTAACCCTCTACCTAA